CAACCGCAGCCATATCCTCGCCCACATGATCCAAAAGATCCCGTGATTGATCAAACCGCACCGGAGGCTTGTTCGCTACCCAAATCAACCCACGCTATTTTCCGGATGTTGCCGCGAAGGTTGTGTTGCAGGCGGCTAAGTGGGTTGGACTCACAGAAGTCCGCAACAACGCGGAGTGGGACGATCTTTCCACCTCTCACAAGGACACTCTCGCTGCGGAGTTCAAAGGGGAGCTTTTGCGTGTCGGCTGGCAAAGTGGCTGGCCATATTGTGCGGCTTTCTGCGAAACGGTTTGGCGGCGTGCTTATCAGGGACGTGCTGAGGTTGGGGATGTCTCCACGATGCTGACTCCGGGCTGTTTGGTTTCGTATGCGAATGCGACCAAATTGGGTTGGACGTCTACTACGCCGTATGTTGGCTCTATCGGGATTATGCGTTTGGGTGAGTCTTCTAAGGGACATGCGTTCATCGTCACGGGGCTTAAGGGGCTTCGGATGGCTACTATCGAAGCCAACACGTCCCCAGAAGCCGGTTCACCCATGGAGGATCGGGAAGGCGATGGGGTGTATGCGAAACATCGCACCCTTGTGTTTAAGCCGACTCCCGGTTTGCACCTCATTGGTTTTATCAACCCTTGTGTTTATGTCTGACACGACGTATGGCCTAGCTGAAAAGCTCGCACTGCTCTCGTCTCTTCGTGCCTACGATGCACGGATTAAGAACGAGGGTTGTGCGATGTATAGGCCGCATCCCAAGCAAGACAAATTTCATCGTTTGGGCGGTTTCAAATATCGCTATGCACGCACGGGCAATCGGTTTGGCAAGAGCGATATGGGCAGTGCTGAGGATATTGCGTGGGCGATTGGTGAACGTCCGTGGTATGATGATAGCGATCCAGCTCGACATGAGGGCATCCCCCAACGCTGCACGAAAGGGTTGATTCTTTGCACGGATTGGGAAAAGGTTGACGAGGTTTTCACTGGTGAGAGCGAAGGGGACACGCAGGGGAAACTGTGGAGGTGGCTCCCGAAGAAGAATTTTGTCCGGAGGGACACGAACCATAGTGGTCACATTAACAAGCTGACGATTTCGTCTAAGTGGGGCGGGGAGTCGGTTATCTTAATTGACACAATCGCCGGTTTTAAACTCAACGCGCAGCGTGGTGAGTCAAACTGGTATGATTGGATTCATGTCGACGAACCGATTCCCGAGGCGATGTGGAATTCGTATGCTCGTGGTTTGATCGACAGGAATGGCAAAGCGTGGTTCACCTGCACGCCCATCAGGGAACCGTGGATTAACAGGTTCTTTTTGCCCACACCGAGGGCTGTCTTGTCAATGAGCGAGCCAAATGTGTTCCCTGATAAAAATACTGGCAAGCTCGACAGGGTTATTATTATCGGCGCGTCGACGGACAACCCTTACACCTCCAAAGAGGGGATTGAATCGTTTGCGTCTACGTTGTCTGATAGGGAGAAAGCGGCAAGGTTGTTTGGTGCCCCGATTGAACAGTCTGGCGCGGTGCATGCGCTCTTTAACGACGAACATATCTATACGTCACCGCCTCCCGGATGGTCTAACATTAACACTCCGCCACTGGACTACACGATTCGGTATCATATTGACTGTCACCATCATACGCCTCACGCGGTGTTGTTTGTGGCGACGAGTCCGGCTGGTGAGATATTCTTCTATGATGAAATCTTCGAAGCGTGCACGGTGGATATCTTGGCCGACATGATCAAGAATAAGGTGGAGGGATATTTTGTCGCTGCTGAACTTATTGATCCGTCTGGGTTTAATGAGACAATGGCGTCGAAGACGGCCTTCGCTGACGATCTTCGTGATCTAGGTTTGCAGGTAGAAAAAGCGTCTAAGGATCTTACTAGGGGGATTCTTATGACGAATCAGTCGTTGGCTAAGCCCGGCCTACTCAATTTCGCTTGCAACCTTCAAAGGACGCTGTTTGAGTTTGATACATACTGCTATCAAGACCCACTCAAACGTCCCGATAAGCCGATCGACAAGGACGACCACATGATGGAAGGTCTGCACCGTCTTGTGCTCAACGGGCTTTCGTATATATCTCCAAGCATTTTCGACGAGGTGCCCGCTGGTGGCTCTTTGTCGCTTCTTACTATTTAACACACGTGGCACTTTCATCTCACATCGTTAAACACTTTTCCGAAGAGCGTAAGTCCCCCTTGCACGATGCCTTGCTCAAGGTGTGTTTGGACAAGCTCAAAGCGTCGAGGGAGTATATGTGTCGGCATTACGACGATTGGGACAAGATGCATGAGACGTATATGCATAGGAGGGCACCAGACAAAAATGACGTAGAAGCCGTTCGTGCGGGTCTCCCTCGGAAAATCGTCTTGCCGCTGGCGACTTCCCAAGTGCTCACGGGCGTGGCGTTTTCGTATATGCTCCTTAACCAACGGGAGAACTTTTACGAGTTCAAGGGGACAGACGACGCTGACCGGATGCTCAATGAGGTTTGCACGATGTGCGTGCAGAGCGACCTGAACTACAACAATCACAAACAACTGCAAATGCAGTCGTTGCTGAATCTGTTCCGGTTCGGGATGTTCTGCGAAGTGGATAGTTGGGAGATGGAATACGAGTATATCCCTATCGACACCGTCGAGGCGCCGCCCATGTATATGGGTCAGCCGGTTGGGGAGGAGACCGTCATTACGAAAGTAGAGAAGGTGGTCACGAGGGAGGGGAATCGTATCAGGTCCATTTCTCCGTATCGTGTGTTCCCCGACAGCAACTTTCATTTGTCTGACTGGAAAGACGGATCGTTTATTGCGTGGGACGACTCCTACAGCAAAGAAGCGTTGTGGAGCATGGAGCAGAATGGGGACGTGATTGGCACGGAGCACATTCAGAAATATACGATTGAACGTCTGAATACGTTTGCGCGAACGAAGTCTCGGATCACTGGCATCGATCTACAGAATCCACAGAAGTCTGACGTTGTTTGTGTAACGACGATGGTTGTTCGCCTCACGCCGACACAGATCAAAGCCACTGACGGGACGAAGTTGAGTGATGAGGAGTATTGTCATAGGTGGCTGGTGTGGATCGCCAATGATGACCGGATTATTCGTGCAGAACCGTTGCCGAATCTCCACGCACAATATCCTGTGTCGCTCGGGATGTTCCTGCCGGATCAGCATGAGTGTGTGCTCAACTCACTTAGTCGCCTCGCGAATGACTTCCAAGGTCTTGTCAGTTGGCTGCTCAATAGCCGGATGGCTGCCGTCTCGCGAACGATTGAACCTCAGGCCATCGTCGACCCAATGGGGATCAACATGGACGATCTTAACGCACGTTCCAGATTGCTTCGTCTCCGGAAGGAAGCTGGCGGCAAAGATGTTCGACGCTACTATATGCCGTTGGAAGTGCGGGATACCACGCAAGGCCACGTGGGTGATATGAACAATCTCATACAGCTCATGCAGATGGTCACAGGCGTGAACGATAATGCGCTTGGGCAGGTCTCTTCGGGCCGTAGATCCGCCACGGAGAATCGGGCGGCGAATAGTGGGGCTGCGTCTCGTTTGAAGATGGTATTGGATGTGGTTTGGGGGATGGCGTATCAGCCTCAGGCAAACCGCCTTCTTGTGAACCACCGCCAAAGTTCCACGCAAGAGTCGTTGGCGACTATTGTTGGGGAACAACGTGCTATGGAGGTCTTCGAGATGTTCAAGAGTGAACCCCGCAAGTTGGCACGGAGTTATGATTTTGTCACGTATGATGGTTCACTGCCATCTGAGAAGTTGTTCCTTGCTCAGCAGTTACAAGAACTCTTGGCCTTGCTTATTGGGAATCCGCTTGCAGCGGCTGGGTTCAATATGGACCCGAACAAAGTCCAAAAGGAGATCATGGAACTGAGAGGGTTGGGTAGGGGTGGACAGTATGCGTTTGACCAAGTCCCACAAGGGCTGATCGCTGCCTTGCAGATGCAACATGGCACTCCTGAACAACAATCTGCGCCCACACAACCACAATGAGTAATTTAGCCGAACGAAGGGACACGCTTAAACGTCTTACAGATCTTTGTGCGACTGAGGACGTTAGAGAGTATGAAGCCTCTCTCCAGTTGGCTTTGGACAACGCCGTCGATAATCTCTGCGATATTATCCCACAAACGATTGGGGACTTCTTTGAACGAGAACAACTCATTGGAAGTATCCGCACACTTAACTCCAACAAACGATTTTTCCAGTATCGCCTTGAGACTGCTAAGGAGATGGTGGACGAACTAGAAACACAAACACCCGAATAACGATGGACCCTAATCAGATGCAACAACCCGTCCAGATGGACGCAAACGCGCTTGCCACTGCAATGGCCCAAGCGTTGGCTCAGCAACAACAGGCACAACAACGTCAGGCACCTCCGCCTCCGATGACGCCTGAACAGATCGCGCAACTTCAACGTCTTTACAACCCCGAGGAACAACTCATCGAAATGCTGTTCTCCGATACGGCGACTCCGCAGACGCGAATGCAAGCGCTGCAACAGTTCGCCGAGGGTCTCAGGAACAATTGGCGTGCCGAAGCTGGCCTGATTGCCGATCATACTGGACAGACGCTCTATGGTGCGATCAACCCATATCTGGAAGACGCTCGTGAACTGTCGCAGGAGAGGTTCTTTGGTCAGATTTTCGAGGGTCACCCCGGCCTCAAGGCGATTGAGCCGTTTATCAAACAGTCTCTTCCGACGTTCGAGAGTCACCCGGACTTCCCCAAGGATCGCGGGAAACGTGCCGAGTTCGTGCGTCAACAGGCGGTCACTCTCGCCAAGCAGTTCTCTCCTGACTTTGATCCTGCGAAACCGCCGGTCACCTCTCATGTAAATTCTCCCTCTCAGTCACAGTCTCAGCAACGCTCATCGCCACTGCCGTCGTTTGGCAGTGGAGGCGGTGGTCAAGGTCCAGCGGCTAAAGCACCGCAGACCGCAGGCGCCACTCCGCCGGTCTCGGGAGACCGGTTCAATTTGGGCTTCTGAGGCGGCAAACAAACCATAAAACACAACCAAAGATATGTTCGGATATTCTGCTCTCACGGGCGATTTTGAAACCTACAAAGCACGTAACGCTCGCCGTTACGTTTACTACAGTGCGCCGCACGCGGCCGCTACCTTGACAGGCATTCTGTCTCTCGCTGAAACGGAGAACACTGATGGACCTCAGTTCGAATGGCACGAGCAACGGTTCAAGGAGAAGTCTGCGATCACAGCGGACTTCGCCTCCAATGGTCCGTGGAATACGTCTGCCGGTACCTCTGGCACGTCTCTGACGTTTGCGGCTGGTGACACTGTTCGCCTCAAGGTCACGACGGAAAATGCCGCGTTCGACAATTGGAATATCGGTGAGCGTCTGTGCGTGCACCGGGCGAAGAACGGAGCCGGCGCGTTGGTCAATGTGTATCTTCGGATCACTGCGATCGACTCGACGAATTCGTATTTCACGTGCGTTATTCAGGATGCCGTTACGCTAGCGAACAACGCGGCGACGACCAATGTGGCTGGTGTGCTGATCACCTCGCAAGGTGCTGCGTTTGCCGAAGGTAGCCGGTCTGGCGGAAGTCATGCCCAACAGTTTCCGGTTAATCCGTCGAACTACACGCAAATCTTCCGGAAGGCTAAGGCGTTTAGTCGCACGCTGCTCAACCAACCGATGTTCTTTGACGAACAGGGTGCCTATCGGACTGGGATGCGGGATTGTGCGATTGCTCACCTGATCGAGATTGAGAATGCGATCTTGTTTGGTCAGCGTTCTTCGACTGCCTATACTGACACCGATGGCTCGTCCTCTATTGTGCGGACGATGGGCGGTATCCGGTGGTTCCTCGAGCAGTGGGAAGCTGCTAATGGTGGCACGTTCACGTATCGTCCTGGAACGTCGGCACTGACCTCCAACGCCGACCGCAACAAGCGTATCGTGCAAGGGTCGGTGGCTGCTGGTGCGGTTACGCTGGCCGAATGGGAGTCCTACGAAGAACGGATGTTCCGCGTGTGTATGACCTCCACCAACGAGAAGCTGCTGATCGGTGGGAACGGTGCCATTGCGGCGATTCTCAAATTCTATCGCACGAAGGGGAATGGGATCACCATTAATCGTGACTTCGAGGAACAGCACAAGCTCGCTCTGAACCTCACCACGATTCAGACCGACTACGGCACGATGCACCTCAAGGCTCACCCACGTTTCGGTGATCTGGATGGCCTGCGGAATACGGTGTTCGCGCTGGACGTTCCCAACATCAAGTTCCGCCCGATGGTCGGCGCTGACACGCACAAGCGCGAAAACATCCAAGATAACGACTTCGATGGTCGCAAGGACGAGTTCTTCACTGAGGCCGGTCTTGAGGTTAACTTCCCAGAGTCGCACATGATCTTGGATAATGTCCAGTCGATCGCCACCACCTAATCTGTCCGTCTAACAACCAACCCAACCAACCAAAACTATGGCGATTCTGATCCGTATATGGGGAACATCCCCACTGCAAAACCCACCATGCCGACGACTGCAACTCGCGTGAGTGCGCATAAAGAAGGCGCCACGAACGACATGAAGAACCAACAGCGCACGAAGAAAGCGCCGTCGTTTGGTCCGCTTGGTATGACCACCAAGGGCGGTAAGTAAGTTACGCAACTTTGGCGTTAGCACAATATGGCAGATACCCTCTCTTGGATATACAACCGCGCAATGCGCATCTTGCAAGTTTCGTCGCCTTCCACTGACGAAGCGAACTTGATGATTGCGTGTTTGAACTCAGCTCGTAGGTATGCGGAAACGCATGTCGACTTCGAGCTTTCCAAACGGAGAGGGTATCTGTCAGTTGATGCGACTGATGGTGCGACTGTTACGAATCTTGGCGCTGGGTGGAGTGGGACTGCTGTGACAGACCCGGGGACAATCCCCACGAAGACGATCAGGCGGGTGGACAGATGGGATGCGACCAACAGCGTTTGGGTGCCGGCGTCGCTGATGTCGTATGATTTTTATAACCAAATGTCGGAGGATTTGCAGAGGCGCGAGGGTTATGATAACTTCTACACAGCCAACGAGCCAACTTACCCGGCGACCACGTTTCCCACACGGTTCGTATATCTAAGGGACGGTGACACGATATATTCGTCCGACACATCTTCGACGGCCGAGGATACGTTTGTTCGTCTGTGGATTTACAAATGGCTCGATCCGTATTATGATGCCGCCCATGGGGAGGTTGCGCAGGATATTGATACGATTCTTGCACAAACAGATTTTCTCATTACGAACGCCGACTCATTTCTTACGTGGTTCGCCGTTCAGGAATTCAACGCGCGAAGTGGCAACTTCACTCCACGGGCCGAAGGCTCGATAGACGCGGCGTATATTGGTGCGCGAGTGTCTGAGTCATATGATGCCATGATTAAGTGGAACATGGATTTGTCTCCTATTCAAAACTATCTACAAGCACCGTAATATGAGTGCCATTTTTGTTCCTCGAAGGATTTCACAACAGTTGGATGTATCGTTTGGCACAGTTGCCAACGACGACTTTCTGCAACGTAAGAGTGGCGCGTGGGCCAATCGGACGGTTGCGCAGGTTAAGGCGGACCTTGGGTTGCCTCTTACTGCATTTGATGGAACCGTTGGCGCGGGAACGCCGAGCACGGGGGCGTTTACGACGGTTACAGCCTCCGGAAGCATTACTCTCGGCGGTGACGCGATCATTGGACGTAAATCCGCCGCGAATCTCCGTCGCGGGGCCGCAGACGCATCATCAGCAGCATCACAATACGACTCCGTCCAAAACGTCTCAACCGGCACCAGCAACACGGCCGGCGCTGACAGATATTACGATGCAAGTCAGGGGACCGGGACAGGAGCAGGTGGTTCCCATATCTTCCGTACGGCTCCCGCTGGTGGTGCGGGATCATCGCAGAACGCGCTGGCGGCTGCGCTGACGATTTCTAGTGTCGGCAATATTACGGCGTCAGGAAGTTTCACGTCCACCAATGGAGGGTTTATCGCTGCCTCTGGCAGCGCGTTCTCTTGGTCATCAAGGGCTCAGATGAGGTCTTTAGCAGACGGCACCGTCCGGATTTCGGACGCATCTATATCCAATGGGGCAACGCTAGACGTTACAACTGATGGAACGATAAAACTTCGTGACCGCACGAACGCAGCGGACGCGACGGTTACTGCCGGGAAAGCAACTCTTTCCGGTCCTCTCATCACAACCCCGCAAGCACTCAGCGGGGCCGGTGCCATCAACCTCACAACCGGAACAACCGCATTCACCAGCACCGGAGCCGCGCAGGTGTTGACGCTGGCAGATGGGGTTCACGGCCAGATCAAGACAATCGTCCACGTTTCCGATGGAGGAAGCGGTGTTATTACGCCGACAACCGCCTGCGGTTACAGCACAATCACAGTAACAAATGCCGGGGATGCCGTCACCCTGCAATTCTTCACTACCGCAGGCTGGTGCATCGTTGGAATCTTCGGAGCCGCAGCCGCATAACGCTTATGAACCTCACCATCAATCTCTCGCTCGACACCGAAGAGGCCGATTGCCTCACTGATGTCGTCAACGCCCGCAATGTCGCGTCCGGAACGGAATTGACCATCGGGCAGCATCTTGCGGAAATCTGCATGGCGGAAGTGATCCGGTATAAGTCTTCCGCCTACGAGTCCAGCGTAGCCCGTCTCGGCGAGGCTGCCGCCGCACTCCCATACGAAAACCGTAAAGCGCTCATCGCTCAAGTGGCTGCACAACTTCAAAACCCATGACCATCTCAGTAGATTTCGGTTCCGCCCCCGGAGGCACTGTAGGGTATCAGTTTTTTGATACTGCTGGACTTCTTGGGTCTCGCGTGACTTCGGGTATATCCAATCCGCGCACGGGGATATACTACAAAGCAAGCGTCACTCCCGACTCTGGCGCCATCGGCGTATATTGGGACGATGGGACACTTAGTGCGTCGGAGATATTCCAGACGAATCCGTTGCCTGACAACGCTATTACGTCGTCGGTTATCGCTGCGAGTGCGTATCAGGGTATTGTCGACTCGCTGTTGGATGAACTCCTCTCGGGGCACGTGACGGCGGGGAGCGTGGGCGTCGCTTTGACGAACTCTTCGACGAATGCTACCCGGGTGCAAACAGCCATGGAGTTGGACGGTGCTGTATATAGGTTCACCACCAACGCGCTCGAACAAGCCCCGGGAGGTGGAGCCGGGACGTCAGAGGCATTTTTGACGTATGACTGGGACGGCATTACGGGCGAGCCGGCTTACTGCCTTCTCAATGCCCTACGTGCTATCCTTAATAAGAAAACGCAGAGTCCGGGCTACATCAACGTGCTCAAAGAAGACGGTGCCACGGTGGCCTATCAGGTGCCGATCACGACGGCGGTCAGTCCGGCTGTTGGCGTGACCGAAACTGGCGAACCTGCCCAATAAGACAATGTCTGTCCAACTGCCATTCTTTAACTTTTGGGTTCTCCAAGACCGTGATGGGCTGTCTGTTTCGGACAACTCGTCGAACGTCTCATACGATGGGTTGCAGTCGGTTTTGTTCGATCTGGAGAGTAGGGCGTATGTGAGGCTTACGGACCAAGAAGTCCCTCATGCGTCGGCGGCTAGCACGATATCGTATGGCGTCGTAGAAGCGCAAGTCAAAAACGAGCGTAATCAGCATAGGAGCAGACGCCTTACGACGGTCGCTACCTCGCAGGTTACTGTCACGGATAAGGTTCTCGGCACTGCGTGGGACCAACTTCAAAGGTTTGCGGTATCGTGGACGGTGACAAAGGATATGGTGTCATCGTCCTCGGTGCCAACCAGTGGGTTGTATGTGGTCGTTGGAGAGAACAGAGAGCACAATCCGTCCAACTTCAAAAGGGACATTTATACGGTGTCGGCTTGGCAAACTCTCACGCGCTACGAAGACGACGCGGAGACTGGTTTACGGTTTACAATTGTGGAGAGTGTGGTGGCGGATAGTGCCACGATGCCGACGTCTACCGCCACAGCGTTTTACGACCAACGGCAAGTTGACTCTGAAAGAGCGATACTCACAACGATCACTATCCCCTCTGCGTTTGATCGCACGACGTATCAGACGATCCAATTTACGTGGCCTGCGTTGTTGGCGGTTTGGGATGGATCGGATATTCCGGTAGCGGCCACCGCATCGGATATTATCACTGGCAGCACGGTGGAAGAAGCGACCGGTAGGACGGTGTTTTTTCTAAACGTCCCTCTAAGGGAGTCCTTTACGGAGCTCACGCATGTGAAGGTGCGGGAACAGATCATCACTGCGTCGGCTGCTGCGACTTTGCGAGACGCGGCGGAGAATACTGCGGCGTTTGGCACAACGATCGATTTGGGTTCTGACACCCAAAGGGCACGTATCTGGAATCCTCGTCCGAGAGACTTTTCGTATGACGGTCTTATGGTGGACTTGCGTATTAGCAATGTGTTGTCTGATGAGATTACGCTTCCGTTTGCTGCCGCGAGTGGGGATACGTATTATGGATACGGGTTTTCGGAGTCATTTACTATCCCAGCTTCAAACATAACTGCCTCTGCGTATACGGCACTGGTTGGCTCGATTGTCTGCATCGAGGACCAAATCGAGCCGTGGAAATACGGACTTTATAAACGGAGGCGCACTACTGTTGTTGTCCAATGAGCGAATTACCTGATTTGAATGTGACTGCGTTGGCGGCTGGTAAGGGCTACCAAGGCAAGGAGCAAGGGCGGTATGGTCGGTCCAAAAGGGGACTCGCGCAGTCGGGCCCGTTTGACATGTCTGGGTTGCTTTGGTATTCTGTGGACACTTCCACAGAAGGTGCCGCTAAGATTACGATGAAAAAAGGCTGGTTGGCGGTGAGCGAATATCAGTCGATCGACATAGATGGGACGTGGAGTGGGATGCGCGTTTTGAAAAACGTTGAGGTAGAAGAAGAGGAGATTGTTGTTGCGCATGAGACGGAAGGACAGTTTATTTACCTTAAGGTGAGTTTTGTGTTGTCGTCGGCGAGTAGATATAGAGCGCAGTTTCAAAGCGTTTCGCTGACACCTACGTTTCCCGACACTTACGACACTGAATCGTTTGTTGGGAATACTGGGGATGCAAGTGCTGGTTCGTCTCATGACCATCCGATGGACCACTCACATTCGATTGTGCTTAAAGCAGGCGGCAAAAATCAGTTGTCGGCTGGTTTGCTTGGGTCGTATAAGCAATACGCCTCACACGAATATGTCCTCTCTGAAACGCCTCTTGCAGACACAGACGACGAAATCTACTTTAAGATGGCGACGATTGTGGTAGCAGACGATGTTGTTACGTCCCTCACGCCACATATCATCGGCTGCCCGATTACGATTCCGCTGGTGTCGGTCACGTATGGTGACGGCATTGGCGATTAAACTATTTAACTTCTGTATATATGCGACAAACACGAGACGATAGACGCAACGCCAAACTTCAACAACTCTCCACAATGTTGGGGATTGCTGATAGGTTTGGCAGTGGCCAACAGACGGCCGAACAACTTCAAGTGGAGAACCTGAGGGGCATGCAACAGGAACGGCAACAGCGTCAAGCGTTGTTGCCTTTTATGTTGGAACAGCAGCAGATGCAAAACGACACTGCTCAGCAGTCCCTACAGTTTGCACAGCAACAGCAGCCGTTGCAACTTCAGCAGTTGCAGGAGGCGATTAGTGCGATGGGACTGGAAAGACAGTTTAACGAAGGAACCCAGAAGGATAGGATGGCGGAGATTGCAGCACGTGCAGCAGGCGCACAAATCGATGTGCAATTTGCCAAGGACACGTTCCCGGCTCGTAAGGAAGTTGCCATGATGGAACCTAAAGCGAAAGGGTTGCAAATGGATCGTGATGCTGCGTCTATCACGTCACAGAAGATCGTTGATGAGGCGAATCGACAACAAATCTTGCAGGGCAAGGAGTCGTTTCCTGCACAACTTGCGTTTGACCAAGCACGGATTCAGGGACAAACACTCGAGAATCAACGGAATGCGGCATTGTATTCTGGCATGGGTGGCGGTCAACCGCAGGCGCAGACGCAAATGATGCCGTCTTTGCAGAATGCTGTTAACATCGACAAGAAACTCCAAGCGGGGATCTTCCCTCAGCCGGGTTCGTTAGAGGGACGTAATCAACTTGAGGCGGACCTTAATGCGCTTGTGACGCAAATGCGCACGAACCCCGGCGCACAGTGGTCTCCACAGGCGAATAATATCCGTGCATATTTTGACAACGGCGGCGTCCCGTTGTCTCCCGGCTCTCTCCCGACGATGGAAGAGCTGTTGCAACTATTAGCTCCTGTGCAAGGGAGCGTTCCACCGGCCGCTCAGTTGGGCAACGCGATGGGACAAAAGTCTGTTCGTCGTTTTTAACCTTCTACATATATGCCTTTTAATCCAAACATATTGGCGCTGTTGCGTCAGACACAAACCTCCGGCAACGCGCAACCGACTGATCAAGGTGTCAACCCCAACTTGGAGATGATCCTGCAAGCGATGGGAATGATGCCGAGACAGCTTGACTTGCAAGGTAGGCCGATTTTGAGTGGGGTGAAGAATCCGTCTACGATGGATCAACACTACGCTCGTCAGGCGAACCCGGAAGCGATGAAGGATCGTTATTCGTCGCCGACGTTTGCGATGGGTCCGAACGACCCGAATAGGATGGCGCCTGCGACAAAGTTGCCGGGACAGGGGCAGATCGTCGCCCATCAACCGATCTCTGGCCTTCCGGGACAGGTTGGTCCGGCGTATGGCACGCAGATGACCCCTATCAACATGTCTCCTTCGGCAGATGAAAATGCCGCGATGGATGCGGTGAGGCAACAATATCGTAAGACGATGTTTCCTACGCAGACGTCGCCTACGAATCCGGTGCCGACGTTGCCGCAGCCGCAAGTATCTCCGGTCTCTCAAACAACCCAACAGGCTCCTTCGCCTGTTCCATCGATAAAAGAGGAAGCACAGGAGCTTTTGCGTCAAGGCGTTGCGCAATGGGACGCAGGACAACGTCCTGTTTTACCGCCACCTATGATTGCTGGAATGCCTGATCTTAGTGGACAGATTCGCGAGGGCAATCCGTGGGCGTCTTCGACACTTCCGCAACCGCCTGACATTACACAAAACCCTATGTGGAAATTGTTACGCCAGCGTGGTCAACAGTTCCAACAGCAGTTTCCTTTGATCAATCGTCTTAGCCGATAATACCTTACAAAATGCCCCCATTAACCTACGCACAGATTCGTCGCGAGAAAGACTTGTATGGCAATCGCTTTGCCGACATGTCTACGGAGCAATACGCCGACCTGATGAACAACCTCCTTGGCAACGAGGACTACGCGGCTGGAAAGGGGAATTGGTTTGCACAGGGCGCGAAGGCCGCTAGTTATGGAGTTGACCAAGTCCTAAGGGCCACGCATTTGCCTCAAGCGTTAGGGGAGATTGGTCAAGCAGTCGCTGGCGATGTGGGTAAACAATTTTTCGAAGGTGCCCCTCGGATGGCGATTGACATGCTTCCGTTTATGAAGGCGGGGAGAGTGGCTATGGGGGTAGGTGCAGGAGCGATGGCCTTGAATACGTTTGAAAAAACGAACAGCCCGTTGGCAGCAGGTGTTGCTGCGGCGACTGCACCGTTGTTTGGCCCATTCTCCAAATGGGGTGGTGACGCCGCAGTTGGGTTAGGATCGCGACTGGGGATGAACGTCGCTCGCACACAAGCTGGCGCTGCTGGTATTGGGGGGATTGGACTGCTCGCCGGGGATGCGGCGACGAGTATGGTGGGACGTGGGCTGGCGACTTCACTGGCGACTGGTGGCGTCTTGAAGAGTGGACTTGCAAGAGGTGTCGAAGTCCTTGGCCAACAGACGGGGATGATGGGCGCCAACTTGGCGTCGCAGGCGTTGGTGAGTGCTGCCGCTGCGCCCACTGGCCAACGATGGGACACTGTCAAACAGATGTTTACAGATGATCTGGGTGCGACGCTCGGCGCTGCTGCACTCACGCAGTTGCCGTTTGCCGCCCATGCGGGTGCGCGTGCGGCATATGGGGCACCGGCGGCTGAGGTTCGATTCGTTAAGGATTACGCACAGACGTTGGCCCGTTACGATAAGCAAGTTTATGGTCCTGAGCGTGAGGCGATTGCGCAAGGCAATGCACAGCTTGCACAACGTATTGCTGTTACCGAAGCACAAACGAAATTACGCACTGACGCTCAGAAGCAGTTCGACGGTAGGGTTAAGGAGCTTCCGGGACCCGGACAGTCATCTGACGTTGCCGCTAGGAACTTTGTTACAGAGAGATTCTCTCCAGAACCGGGAACAGTGGCAGAAACGTATAATGCGCAACGACTTGTTGGGCGAGTCGAACAGAGTCTCCAGAAAGCCATCGCAGAGAAGAATCCTTTGAAGGTTGCGTTAATGACACGTCGCCTTAACAAACTTCGGGAACGTGCTGGGATGTTCACAGACGATGTTTTGTTAAACCCCGCCCCGGATCAACGTAGAGGGTCTGGACGACTTGACTACACAGAACGACTCAATGATCCTGCGCCGGAGGTTCGTATCAAGGCCGCCATGGAAGTCAATGGGGAGACGCCTGAGACGCTCAAGGTGCAGGTGGATGCCTTGCAAGATAAGGGGGAATCGCCGTCGAAAGCAGCGGAGATTGTGGCGACGGTGCAGACGGAACGCGCCAAGCGTGCGGAGGCGCTTAGGGTTAAACGGGAGCAAGATCGCTTGGAAAGGGAGACCGCCCGCAAAGCCGTTAAAGACGCGGCGATCATCGAAGACAACAAGACCTTCACTGCGATCGTTAAACCGGTTGACGAGGTCACAAATGCAATTGTCAACGCGTTGGCTACTGCCGCGAAATACGGTAGCGAACACCTTACCCTACAAGACAGTGTTAAGAATGCTGCGCTGAATTGGTATACTCAATACGGTCGCGACGCCAGCAAATTGACCGAGTTGCAGAAGATGTTGGACGGAGGATTGGCGCAAACCGGTAATAAGCCTGTGGATGATAAGTCAAGAGTGTATGTTTCGGATGATACGCCAGACGCTCCAGTCGCCAAGAAGGGTGTGCCGGGGATAAAGTATATGTCGGCCGAAGAGGCTAACACTGCTCGCGATGCGATTAGATTTGCGCCTGATGGGAACAAGTTTCAGTGGTCTGTGGAGAAGATCACTCCGGCTGCGACAAAGTCGAATCCGGACAGAACGCCCCATTGGGTTATCTCTCGAAGGGAGTGGGCATCGACAACTGTTCAACAGGGTGGTAAGGAGGTCGTGGATCAAACGCTTACGCCGGACGAATGGACGGCACGGCTTGACGAAGAAGTTGGCGATTCGCCTGATATGACTCCGCAGATCGACGTCGATGGTGTAGCGAAACAATTCGAAACGCAGGAGCGTGCCGAAGAAAGTGTGGCCGATTCGGCAGATACGTCTGTTGGGGAGGATAGTGGCGCGAAGGTTGTCATTGAAGAATTGCTTGACCCTACGAAGGCGCTTGTGGAGCAACTGTCTGTGGCCGAGACTGCGCTGGCCGGACAGAAGATTCTTGGTAAATCCGACCCGGCTAACCGTGCTGAAGAGGTGCAGCGAGGGAAGGATCGTTTGACTGTCGCAATGGAGATTATGGCGAGAGCACGTAATGGCGAGGACATGGCCACCTTGACAGGGAATTATCGTGATCTGTGGGCGACGCACAAGGTGTTTGTTAATTGGATGAGTAATCCACATAATTTGGGAATCCTCCAAAAATGGACACAGAAGATGGGCTTGGTGACCGCGAATAAGGGAAAACAGTTCCTGTCGCTCACAGGCAACTATAGTGCCGGCGGTGGTTTTTGGTATAACGTGGGCGTATACGCCAACGGGAAGATCGGCAAGCATGTGTTGCCGAAGGATGGCGTTATTCCGGTCGAACAGTTTCGGAAGATTGGTAGAGGGACCGATCAACCACTCACGAACGACGAGGTTGCGTTGTATCGGCAGTTGGTTCCGGAGGCGTTCGTGGGTGATAAGGTTAACGTCAAGACGTTTTATGAAGCGTTGCCCAAGAGGGAGCCGACGGTTGAGGTGAAGACGTTGGGCGAAGTGCAAGATGTTCAAGGTAACGAACGTGAACGACTAGTTCATCAACTCGATACCGAATACACAGGTTGGCGTGAACGTGCGCAGACCAACACTTTACAAGATGCGGAACGTGTCTTAGTAGAACAGTTGGATTCGGTTATTGACAACATGCCTCCACTTGAGAGGTCGTCTGTTCGCTATAAATTCGTCGCCCCCAAAGACGAGAGTGACATGCCGGGGTATGTCGAGGGGTTGGTGAGGGTGCCACTCGCGCCCGAAAACGAAATGCTCCGTAATGAGTATGGCTTTGAAACTGACGCCAAAGGGCATCCTGATGTGTTGTATAGTGGTCCCCACTTCGGCTCCGAGGACACCAACGTCGTCGGTTTCTTCCGAGGGTATATGGAGACGTTGCCGGATGGCACGAAGGCGTTTCATGTGATTGAAGTGCAGAGTGATTGGGCGCAAGCGAGACAGAAGGCTGTAAAACAGTCAAACACGTTTGACATGGACGCGGATGCGCGTGACCAGTGGGCGAATCAAGTTACTTCACCACATCCACTCCTCCCTGCCTACGAAAACCTCGCCCTAAAGGCCGCGATTAAACATGCGAGAGACAACGGTGCGACGAAGTTGATCTTGTCAGACGCTGAAACGGCGATGATGAGTGAGGGGCATGACAGTAGCGATTTTAATGTCATTGGAGCTGGTTGGCACGTTAAGCGAGACGGCAAGGAAATCACATACGGAGAAGCCGACGCTAAGACAGAAGCGGAAGCTCGTGCTATGGGCGAGCGATGGGTTAAATCGGGTGAGCTTAAGTCGTTCGAGTTGCAATACGTAGATAAAGCATATACCAGACAAGAAAAAGGTATGCGCCTTCATTATGACACCACGCTCCCGTCGGAACTGCGGAAGATCAGTGGGGACAAGGGGCAGAGGGTGGAGCTTGGGAAACATGTTAAACAACGTGTGACCGAACGAAGAAGTCAGGCGGACACACAAGCAAAACTTGATGCGCTTGAAAGTAAATGGTTAGAAAAGCGTATTACCGATGAAGAATATTACGCACAACGTGACGCAATCGAAAATGCTGATCCTTTTAAGCAAGTTTATGTAGGCTCCCCAGTCTTCAAAGACGCCTCGGGCAACCCCAAAACAAACATCACCGGCACTATCTATGACATTAGCAATGTGAAGATGTCGATGGAGGGGAGTGGTGCGCAGATGGGTCTCGGCGACCAGAAGGTGTTTATGGGTGAGCGGATGGCGTTGGGGGAACTTGCGAGGAATGTGGGTCTCGGGGAGGAACACGTTGGGGAGCTGTCTCGCTTGGTGGGACTGTGGGACAATAGTGATATCGCCTACGCAATGTTGCAAAGCGGAACAGAAACCGCTGGTTTGTTCACCCAACAAAGGGATGGTCAGAAGCTTGTGTGGTTGGCAGCCAACGGCGATCCCGCCGTCAGGAAGTTGTTTGTGTTGGCGCACGAACTCAATGGCCACGGACTCTTTCAAGCCATGCGTGAGGGACGGTTGGACGCCGAGACGTCTAGTCGCCTGCAAGCCTACATGGACCACATCAGCGAGAACAGCCCGGAGGTCAACAGTATGTTGTTGAGGGAGCTGTGGACGACGTTGCCCAAACGCTATCGCAAGGACGACGGTTTGCAGAAATTGGTAAACAGTCGTTTGACTGACTCGGAAGAGGTTCTCTCGAACTTCAACGCGATTATGTCGCTTGGTCTTGCGGCGAAGGGACGTCCCGGGTGGATCAGCGAAGCGCTCACGTGGCTCCCGAAGCCTATCGGAGACGCGATGGTGGCGTTCGCTTCGTGGGGACGCAAAGTGTTTGAGGCCATAAACGGTTTGATGTTTATGCGTAAGGGGAACTGGACACGTGGGATCGTCGATCCTGCGGAGTTGGGACAGATGCATGATTACGTCAAAACGATGCACTCTGTGCTACGTGCCAACCGCACGCGTGAAGCCCAATTGGAACAGACTATCCGTATGCAGATGGTCAACGAACCGAAGTATATGCTTTCGGCGTTGGCAGACGGGAGTATGTGGGCTGATGGGGTGACGGCTGCGGGTGATACGCTCGTTAAGGAGTTCCGTTTGCTTGAGCCACCTCCTGAGAAAAGGTCCGTCAAGGAGACGATTGGCGCGATGTTGTCGAAGCCGAATAGAGGTTTGAACCACTTCCTGATGCCTTTGGTAAATTATGCACAACGGTATGGATGGTTGCGTCATACGGTTGTGGGTTTCGCTGAGAAGGCTGCGAAGAATGCGTCTATTGAGAATGATATCTTGAAAGAGATGGGTTTGGTCCGGAAGGGTATGTCCTATCGGGCAGACGACTCCCATCCGATGTCCAAGGTGTCCACGTCGCCCATCATGCGGAAGGCACTTAACGATATTACGTGGAGAGCGAATACGATGGAGACAACGGTTGAGCAGTTGGTTTCCGGTGGGGATAAGGTCGTAAGGGACGTCCTAAATAAATTGTCACCGGAACAACAAACGACCGTTCGCGAGGCGGTGGCACGAGGCGAGGTGGCCAATAGCCACATGAATGACATGATTCATAAGGAACAATACGAGAGACTCGTGTTCGTAACGGGTGAGTCTCTTATGTTGAAGGACTCCAATATGGCGTGGGAAACCGCAGAGGCGAAAGCCCGACAGATTGTGGACGAGGTTCGCGCTGGGCAGATCACGTCGGTGGACGAAGTCCTTCCGTTTGTGCAGAAGATGGCTGGACGCATTGAGAAACAGGTCGATTGGTTTAGGAATAGGCCGTATTTTGTGTCGGCCAGAAGGTTTGGGGCACACTCGATTAGGGTGAACAAACGTGACGGCACGCACGAAGTGCTGGACTTTCGCACGGCTGATGAACAACAGCAGTGGATGGTGCAAAACAGAGCCGTGATTGTCAAAGGTGATTTGACACCCTATTTGCTCAAAGCCGAGAATAAAGGGTATAGCGTCACGCAGACTGCCCTTGATATGATTAAAGATTTGGAGAGTGGACAGAGGGACGAGATCGTTAATGAGTTGGTGCGAGTTGGTATTGCAGCAGATGCGGCCGAGGGCATTGCTGACCGGTTTAGTCAATCGTCGTATCTACAAAGGGAACTGCAAGCGAGGAGCGTTCCTTCGTTGTCGCCACACAGAAAGTTCGTAGCCGGCTATGAGAGTCTTGACGTTATACGTCAACAGATCGAGTATTTGCAAATGGTGACGCATACGCTCACGAAGGGGATCGCCAACGCGAGGTTTGAAATGCAGATGCGCGACCCACGCACAAGGGATTTGCCAGAGGCAAAGAGTATCAGACAAGCTTGGCAACAAAACCAAGCGCCTGACATGAACGGGACACGTCTCATGCAGAAAGCTGGGTATACGTGGTTCATGGCCGGACACCTTTTGAATATGTTGCAAGACGCGGTGACGCCCATCAGCGGAGCGTTGTATGGAAATATGGTCGACGATGGCGGTGGGGTGATGGCGACCGGGAAGCGTATTCTGACAGCCATGGCGGACGCAAAATCGCCCAAGCGTCAGACCGCGTTTGAACGGCAGATGCTTGGGCGATTTAAGAAGGGGAATCGTGGGCTGGCGAGCTTTACCGACGAAGGGGCGAATGACTATCTTGCGGCGTTAAACGCCCATGAGAAGTTGAAAGGTTACGATGCGTCCACGATTACAAAAGTCCTCATGAGGCCGATGGCCGCTGGGTTCTTGCACATGCGGAACTTCCACAAACACTTTACCGACTTCGGCATGGAAGCTGGGTTGCTCGCGGCGTTTAGGCACTTCAAAGCAAAGGGTATGGCTGATGGGGTTGCCGAGAAGGAGGCGTTTGCTCTACAAACGGTGGCGATGGGCGGTGGCAAATACAATCGGCCAGCAGGTCTGTGGGCGAGTGGACGTTTGCAACCATTGTCTGCCGCCATGTCTCTGTTGCAAGGGTTTGCCTACAACCAGATGTTCACGTGGAAAAACTTCTTCGAGAAGGCGTTGGGGACTGTTCCGAATTTGTCTAAGGAACAGAGGGTAAGTGCCACGAAGGCGTTTGCCACGCATAGTGGCCTCATGATGGCACAGGCTGGGATATTTGGTATTCCCATGGCCGCTGCACTGATGGCGATTATGGACAAAGTGTTTGATACCAACTCTAAGGAGAACATCGCAAACTTCATTAACGAGAATGTGGATGTTGTCGATGGAGATATCGAACGGCAGATTGCGATGCACGGTTTGGTGAATGCGTTCGGCGGAGTGGATTATGCGTCTAAGGCGCAAATACCCGGCGTGCTTGGGTTCAACGCGCAGAATGGGTTCTCGTTTGAGAGTCTTGCGGGACCGGTGGCAAGCCTTGGGAATACGGCTTTGGACAGTGTGCAGTCGCTGGCCAAGGGAGACGTTGGGGAGGCCGCCGTTAATATGGCGCCGAATAACTTCCGACGGTTGTTGCAAAGTTGGAAGAATGACTGGGAGTTCAAACGGAAGGATGGGAGTCTCGTTGCGGAGACGACGCCGACAGACAAGACGTTGTATGCTCTCATGGGACTTCGGCCAAGGAGTGTGGCAGACATTGTAGAACGGGACCAATGGCAAGCGATCGACGCAAACATTGAGAGGAACGCCAACGAGTCGTGGAAGGAAGATATGGTGGAGCTGTTCAAGGAAGACCCCGCCAGTGCGCGAATGGAGATTTTGAAACGTGCCAACGAACGTCAGGAATCCCCGGCAGCTATCGCGAATGCGGTGGTGGATACGTTGCTAGAACAGCAAATGCCCCGAGACGCTGGGCGGCGTGCCGGGGCAAGTGAGAGGGTTAATAAGGCGGCTGGTGTGCAGGCGAGCCCTATCAGTGAAATGCAGAGGCTGCAAGCACAGCAGGCGTTCTTACAACAGTTGGGATTGGGTTTGCCGGCGACGCCTACTGCCTTTGAACGGGCGATGCAGATAGACGGGATACGCGCCCAGAATCCGTGGCTTTCGTATGACGAAGCGGTGCGGAGAGTTGATGGACAGAGCGGGGCGCTACAGTCACGGATGATGCGAGGTGCGTCCTTCGGATTACGTTAATTTCGTTCAACAGGCGCATACACGATACCTCGCTCGCCAATCGTCTGGCTTTCGCCTCAGCGGTTTCCCACGCCATGTTTGAGTCCTTCAACATAAGTGACTCACC